TCATTCATTTGCCCTTCCCCTTTAGGTATGCAATGAGGCGACTTTTGACAAACTTCTCGAACGCAACATCAGGCGACTCCACCGAATCAGCTAGGCCCCTTGGCCACACCCCAAACTTATCTTTATAGCAATGCGCAGCACGGCCGGTAGACCACCCCCGATACTTCACTTGCCATTGGCACATCGCCCAAAACGTTTGCTTGTTATCCCTGCTGGCCATCCCTCCCAGCTCTTCCAGTACCCCGGGGATACTGCTAACCTTGTTCTGACGCTCGCGCACATGGCCGCAATGCAGACACGTATCAGACCCGCCGGGCCACAGATGCCCGCACGATGGACACTTGGATTCTTTCTTCTCGTTTTCTGTCTTTTCTTTCTTGGCCTTTTCTTTTCCATCATCCAGGGTGTCTACGCCGTTGTGATAGACCGCCTCCCAATCCTCTTGGAAACGTAAGTAGTTCCCACTATGGTCAAGCCAGACGGCGAACTCTTTGTTGTCAGCCCGGCGCATGATGCGGCCCATCTGCTGGATATGCGACGATAAAGATTTGCTGAACGGCCTGGCCGACACCCCAATCATGACATCGGGGACGTCAAAGCCTTTGGTTAGGATGTCCGTGGCAATCAATCCATGTATTTCTGTGTCCGGCCTGGCAAAATCTTCAATCACATCCCGCTTGAACTGGTCATCATCCCGGTAGCTGACCGATACAAAGTTATAGCCCTCGGCTGCAAACTGTGCGGCCAGGTCGGCGCCATGCTCTACGCCCGAACAAAACACAATCGTTTTGCGTGGGCCACCAAAGATTTCATTGGTCTTTCGGATCCACTCCTCGACAATGTTCCCGGTGATCTGCATGCCCCGCTTGGATGCTTCCGCCTGGGACCACTCGCCCGCCACCTTCTTGGCGCCGGTCATGTCGATTTCTTTGGCAATGAAGACACGTAGAGGCATCAATACCTTCTGCTCTACTAGCTCCCTGGTTGTGATTGTGTTGACGATGTTGTCATAGATATGGGCCAGCCCCTTGGTAAAAGGCGTAGCCGTCAGCCCGATGACCCGCACCTCTGGATTATTCTTAATGAAATCAACTGTCTGCTGCCGAGTTGTGTGGCATTCATCAACGATTAAAAGGTTCAGCCCTGGGAATGAGCCCCTCTTTTCCAACGTCTGCGCAGAGCAAACCTGTATGCTTTCATATGGCCGGTAGCGCCAATGACCTGACTGCAGTACCCCGTGCGGGATATGGTATTTTTCTAATCGCTCGCTGGTCTGGTCGCACAGAATGATTCGGTCCAGCAGCATCGCTGCCTTGTTACCTTTGCCCCTGGTTGCGTTAAGCAACGCAATGGCCATCTCTGTCTTGCCCGCTCCGGTCGGTGCGTAAAGTATCTGTGCGCGCTTGCCCTGTGCAAACCCCTGGCGTAGCGCTGCCAGGGTGGCGTCTTGGTAATCCCTCAGTTGTAAACTCATGTTTTTCTCCGCTGCCGGCACACTATGCCCGCCGGCTTGGGCCTTGTTTATTCGTAGGCTTTAAGTTGTCTTTGTTGCATGGCAATCTGACGTTTGAGCTGCGCGTTTTCCAACTGGAATTTATCCCGGCTGGATTTAACCGCGTTCATTTCTAACTTCAGAATACGAATCTCTTCGCGTAATTGCTTGATCAGATCTTGCGCTGCTTTCTTTTCTTCGGCTGTCGCGTCCATGACTTTGACGGCCAAGCGGTCGGTTAGCGTTTCGTTCTGAGAAATCAGCTCGTCTACCATTTCCTGGCGGTGGTCTACGGCTGGCGGATCCGCAGGTTTAGGCGCCTCAATCAGCGGCGCTTCTTTCGCTGGCTTGGCTGGCTTGTCTTTCTTTTCGGGCTTGCGCTTTTCGGCAACGTTACCCTTGGGTGTAATGTATTTCCGGACAGCTGGCGCGCTTTCCCCGCGCATCTTGGCAACGAACGGCGCAGATACGTGTAGCTGGCGAGCAATCTCTGCATTGCTCCAGTCGCCCCACTCAAAGTCCTCCACAAAAATCATTGTAATTTTGCGCTTGTCTGCGTTGTCCATGGGCTGACCGTGCAGATTATTGGCCGTGCTGCCGTAAAACAATGCATCCCTTGGGGTGCCGGTGTCTACTTCGCACAGGAAACTTTGAATGCCGATGCGCAGGGCCGCGTGATAGCGGTGAAATCCATCGGATAGCCAGTAATCTGTGCCGTCATAAAACACCCGCATCGGGGGGAAGACTGCTCCGCCTTCCATGTCCGTGGCGTAGCGCATGACCGCCTCTTCTTTAATCGATGCGCGCACCTGGGTGCCGCCGTCCAGCCTGATTAGTTTCAGTTCTAGTTCTTTTCTTTCTAACATGTCGTTCCTTTAAAATGGTGCGTCGAAGCCTATAAATTCTTTGAGTTTTTGCTTGTAATGCAATGCTTTTGCTGCGTCATCCGTGCCCTCTTTGCGGCCGGCTCGCATGCTGTATTTGATGATGTTGCCTTTCAGGTAGCCTATAAATTCCTGGCGGTTAAGCACAGATTCCATGACGGCCCAGGGCTGGATGCCGATCTTGTGATAGTGGTCGCCACCCACCTGATGCTCATCGGCCGTTGCTTTTTCAATCATATTCTTGCTCCTATATATGTAATCATCGCTTTAAGCTCCGCACATAAGCAGCAAAACTGCCCATAGTGTCCTTCTCAAACGCTTTAAAGTTGTCCACCTTTTTGGCCACCTCTTCCAAAGTATCGTTCCTGATCTTGTTGGATATGGGATCAAGTTGTTTGATGATCATCTGCCGCTTGCGCCACCCCAGCGCCTTCTCCCATATGCTTAATTGTGCTTCGCTCATTGTTTGCCTTTCTGTATTCCAATACTTCGTTGAGTAAACGTTCCATTTCATCAGCTGCCATCAAATGAAATGGGCTGATCGGTTTGTGACTTGCCATTGAACGCATCATGCCAATGGTTGTCCTTGCTGTGGTTTCACTAAGCTTTGCCATCATCAATCTCCACTGGCCCGTTAAACATAGCCATGCCCAACTGACCAAGCATGACCGCCTTTAAACGCTCTCGATCTTCTTCTGGGAACTCAGAGGCAACGTCATTCATTATTTTTAGAATGTCCTGTGCCATTTTTTGTGGTGTGATGGCGGTCATGCTTGTCCCCTTGCTCGGATTTCATTTGCTACTCCAGTTCTAGGCATACCATTGCTATTCCAATTCTCAGCAATGTCGGCACACGCCTCACGCTCATGTTGTGCTATTAGCTTGGCAAAGGCTTCAAGTTCTGGAGTATGAATTATCCAAAAGCCATTTTGCTCAGGGTCTACCTTGTCTTTGTCGCACGATGCTCTCAGCATCGCAATGATTTCATCTTTTGTCATGCTTGCCCCCTTTGGTCTATTGCCCGATAGCAAACAGCAACCGCCTCGTCAACAAATTGATTGCCTGTTTTCCATGTGCAAAGTTTTTTGCATTCTGCACGCTCGGCAGAAGCGACAAGGTTGGCAAACTTGGCAAGAAACTCAGGAGTAGCGTCAAAGCCACCCGCCTCCCGCGTCCATTGTTCAATGTCTTCTCTGTTCATTTCGCCTCCAGTTGTTTCTGCGGTAGCTTGTCAATGAATGCCTCCCCAAACCTTACGCTGTTGGCATCCTCAATAGTCGTGTCGTCAAGCATCGCCTCTTCCATATCGCCGTGACAGTACACACGAAACCGCTTGCCTCCGTATGCAATGTCGTACATGGATTCCATGCGCTCAACAGGTTTGTTGCACACCGCACAGATCGGCACGTTATGCAACACCAGTTCGTATTTATTTGTGGTGGAAATTCTCATAAAACCTCCTCAAGAATGCGCCACGATTCCAACTTGTTGCCGTTTAAAGTAACCTCAACTGGAATGCCAACCATGTCTGCACATGAAGTTACCTTGGCTTGCTCCATTAGCTTTGCCACACGACGGCACATCTCGCCCCAATGTTTAGTCTGATCCTCGACCGTCCACTGACAGTGCTGATCCGGAGTGCGTGTCCATGTGCCATCAAAGTCACCGACACCCCAACCTTTACCGCCTAGCGTGACCGACATACCAAACATTGCACCGTCATAGCCGCCAAGACCAACGTCAAACTTTTGTATTTTGCCTAGCTCTTTAGTCATGCTTGTCCCCTTGCTCGGATAGCTTCTGCAATAACTGTTGATGGGTGCGGATAACCTACTGCCCACTCGTCTGAAATCTTTGCACACGCCTCACGCTCCTCGGCAACAACCATCTCAACAAGGGTCATCAGGTGCTTGGTACTTACGTGCCACGACTTGTACTCTCGGTCTTTGTCTATGGCCTCAGCCAACATGTAGGTAATCTGTTCTGCGTTATAGGTCATCTGGGTGCCTCCTGATTTTTGTTTAGAAGTTTTTCAAAGTATTCGTTTGCATCTTTGACTTCGTACATCAGCTCTACGAACTGCATCAGGCCAGCAAAGTCGCAACGAATCTCGATGTCTGTTATTGGCAAATCCTGTTGATCTTTTGGAATCAACCCCGCCAATACGGCGTGCGCAACTACGGCGCTAAGCTCTATGCTTGGAAGTTTGTTTTCATTGGTCATGAATTTTTCTCCTTGTTAAAATACCACTTCCATCTACGCTGCTTGGCAATCAAACTAAGCATTTCTTTCGTATATCTTTCGAGTGCAACTCCCATCATGTTTGCAACCTTTACGTCGGTTGCAGACAAAAGAATCTTGCCAACCTTGTCTTGGCCCCTGACCTTACGGACTATCACGCTTGCCCCAGTAACTTCAGACCTCGCTCCGCCAGCTTATCTTTAATTTCATTAAGACTTCTGCGGCCTAAATTGGGTACTTTTAGTAAATCATTCTCGGTGCATCTAAGCAGCTGGCTGACCGTTCGAATGCTCTCCGCCTCCAGGCAAGACCTAGATCTAGCGCTTAGCTCCAAATTGGCAATATAAACATCGGCATTGGCGTCACGCAAAGTCCATTGCTCAATGATGTGCCGTCTGCGCTCTAACATCTCCCCTGCAAGGTCATAAGACCTCACAAAACTATGCGGCGAAAGACGCAATATTTCTATTGCAAGTTGGTCCAGTAACTCTTCTTTGTTCATGTGTTCTTCTCCTTGAACTTTTCTTCCACTAACACTTTGAAAATAAACGTATTGAGGTGATCCGTCGTCCAGTTAGGCATCTGCTTGATGATTGCGTTTGTTTCACTGTTGGTCAGGTTCTTCCACCGCTTCTTGGCTGGGCGTGGTTCAAACACAGGCATCCTGGGGTCGGTAAAGAACTCAGGCTCATCTTTCCATGCTGCCCAGGTAAACAACCAGCGCCACATCATCTGCTCATTGCGGCAGGTGTATTGGTACTGCGCCATGCGTAAACATGCTTCTTGTCCTGGCTTCATTTGTCACGCTCCTCTAGCATGGCATCGGCCGCTTTATATGCATCTGCTGCCAGTTCGTAACGATTGGGGTGTGAGCCTCCAGCCAACAATGCTTGCATAGCTTTGGCTGCAAAATAATCCCGCAGCGACATGCCGTCTGTGTGAATTGAAAAGCCCAGGATCCGCGATTCATCATCGACCATGAACCTGGGTGTTGGGAATGCTGCGCCGCCTGTTTTCTCTCTCATGTTGATTCCTTTTTGTTTTCGTTTCTGATTGCCCTGCGCACAATTGTTTCTGTTACCCCAAATCTTTCTGCAATTTGTCGGTATGAAAGCCCCTGTTTACGCAGCACGATTGCTCGCCTTACATCTACTGGTGTTGCCGGCCGGCCCGCGCCAATCCTAGCTCCGCCGTGTTTTGTCATACGCTTCTCCTTTAAACTTGAAATCGACTATACACGTATTCAAGATACTTTGCAACAGGTTGTTCCTGTTTATTTATAACAGGCAGTACGTATAGCGATAGCAGACCCCCGAGACTCCCGACCTGTACCCTTTGCACAGATATGTGGAAGTCACCAGCCAGTCGAAACCTGCTGCTCGCGGAACGTCGTATTCAACTATCGACCGCCCGTGTCGTGGGCCAGACGCTGAT